TGCGCTCCCGCCAACGCACACCACACCTCGTCGCCCGCTACTTCAACGAACGCCACGTCACCTACGCCGCCGCGCCCGCTATTTGACACGACAGATTAGTAACTACTGCTGATTCCTCCCCTGGATTGTCGCAGCCGTTGCGGACCGTTCGCCAGACACCCACATCTCCAGATGGGCGAGGCGATGACGGAGTTGCGTCGTGCGGAGCGCAAGCGTCGTCGCGAGGAGCAGAAGGAGAAGCGAGATGACAGCCCGGGCGCCGACAAAGCGAACAACACAGACAACCCCCAAGGAACGCCGTGACTGGCGTCCCATCTTCCTCGAGGCATACGGCAGGCTCGGCATCATCAGTGGTGCGTGCAAGGTGGCCAAGGTAGGCCGAACGAATGTCTATACCGAGCGCGTCCGCAACCCGGAGTTCGCCGCGGCGTGGGATGAGGTCGAGCAGCATGGCATTGACGAGGTCGAGCTGGCGGCCCGGATGAACGCGCTCGGAGGCAATGCGCCGATGCAGATGTTCCTGTTGAAGACGCGACGTCGCGAGCTGTATGGGGAGTCCGGCAATGAGGAGCTGCGAGCCCGACTGGACCGCCAGCAGGTCGAACTCGACGCGTTTCGCGCGGCTTTCGCCGCGCTGAACGAAGCCGACAAGCAGCGTGTGCTTAGTGACGCTCGGCGCGAGCTGACGCCATGAGCCTGATCGCGGAGTGTGAAGCGATGGTCGGGCAGGGCGCCGTGTGGCGCGAGATCCCTGACAGCTTCGACGAGTTCGTCACCAGCCCCCGCCACCTGCACCTCGGGCCGCTGTACCCTCGCCAGCGCGCGGCGGTCATTGAGCTGATCGGCACCGACGCGACCAGGATCTTCGAGGACCCATACGACCTCCAGCCCGAGCAGGTGGCCCGCGCCTACCAGACGGCCGTGCTGCTGTGGGGCAAGGGCTCCGGCAAGGACTACCTCTGCTCGATCCTCGTCGTCTACCTCGTCTACGTGCTGCTCTGCCTGCGCGACCCGCAGGACTATCTCCGGCTGGCCCCTGGCGAGCCCATCGACCTTGTGAACGTCGCCTACAACGCCGACCAGGCGAAGAAGGTGTTCTTCGAGAAGCTGAAGCAGCGCGTCAAAAGGTGGGAATGGCTACGTGCGAACTTCAACGTGATCGAGGCGGGGCGCCGTGTCAACGAGCAGAAGCTCGGGCGCCAGCTCGTGTCGATCAACGACGATTTCATCGAGTTCCCCCACCAGATTCGCGCCTGGTCCCGCCACGCGCAGAACGAGTCCTACGAGGGGCTCAACGTGCTGGTGTGGCTGATGGACGAGGCGTCGGCGTTCCTCTCGAAGCTCAAGCGCGAGAACGCCGAGGCGTCACGGTTCGGCGGACGTTACGTCGGCCTGATCATCTCGTGGCCGCGCCATGCGGACGACTTCACGATGACAAAGCACAAGGAGGCCGTGCTCGACCCGAGCCTCGGCGTCTACGCCGACGGTCCTGCGACGACCTGGGAGGTCAACGAGCTGACGAAGCTGGAGCCTCGTGTCGAGATTCGCCCCGGCCTGGTCGTCCCCGCGTCGCTCGCGAACGACTTCATCTCGGACCCCGAGGGAGCGCTCGGGCGCTACTGCTGCGAGCCGCCGATGGCGCGCGAGGCGTTCATCCGCTACCCCGACCGCTTGTGGAACGCGGTGGAGAAGGACCGTCTGCCGCTCTTCGAGTGGGAACCCACGGTGGTGACGCGCGAGGAAGGCGACGGCGAGCACCGCTCCTATCGAGCCGTCAAGATCACCAAGTTCCGGCAACTCCCGAAGGGGATCAAACTCTTCGCCCACGGTGACCCCGGACTCGTCAACGACAGCTTCAGCATGGCCTTCGGCTACGCCGTCCCGGCCACGATCATGTCCAAGCAGGTCGCCAGTGACGTGCTTCTCCCGTTCCAGCTCGTGCAGCGCAAGCTCAAGCCCGACGACGTGATCGACTGGGACATCGACGTGACCCGCACCGTGATCGTCGCGGTCATCGTGTGGCGCCCCGACCCGCGCCTCGGGATGCAAGTGGACCTCCAGAACATCGAGGACACGATCTTCGAGCTGCGCGAGCACTACCCCAGCCTCGGTCACCCCACGAAGAAGCAGCGCGGCGACACGAAGCGCAAGCCCAGCTTCACCTTCGACCACTGGAACTCAGCCTTCACGATCCAGCGGATGAAGGCGAAGCACATGAACGTCGAGGACGAGCAGTGGTCGAGGCCCTTCCAGGTTGACATCTACCGCAACGGTCGCTCCCAGTTCTATAACTCGCTGGTCAGCCTCCCGGACACCCCGTCAATCACCTCGAAGGACGGGATGAGTCCCGGCGCGATCTACGAACTGGAGCGACTGGAGTACATCGACGGCCACAAGGTCGATCACCCCGAGGGCGGCTCGAAGGACACCGCAGACGCCGTGATCCGCGTGATCCAGCACTGCACCGAGGCCGGGAAGAGCAGCTTCGCGTTCGCGACCGCCTACGGGCACCCCAAGATGTACGACAAGTCCGGTCCGTTCGGCCGCTCGGACCAGAAGACCATCGACCCCCGTACGACGCCGGGGACCGACCCCGCCCAGCGCGCGCTGGAGGAGGCCAACAGGGTCGAGCGACCGTTCGGCGAGTTGGACCCCACGCAGGGCACGAGTAACCGCAAGAAGCGCTGGGCAACCGTGAAGGGGCACCGCTGAATGGGCGACGAGACTATCTTCGCCGTGCTAGCTGCCGCCACGGCGAAGACCGCGGCCGACCTCGCCGCCGATCCTGCGGCCGAGGCTTCGATGCTCGCGCTTCAGATCGTCGCCCGGGCCGCGGCGCTCGCGATTACCGCGGATGCCTGGTGCTTGGTTTGCCGAGGGCGCAGCCCGGCCGAGCGAGCGAAGCGGGCGTACTGCTCGGCGCCGTGCTGCCGGCGCGCCCAGCGCCCACGTTGTCGGGGGGCCGCGTGAGCGCGCCGTTGCTAACTGCCGATGAGGCGGGCGAACTGTTGGGTGTGCCGAAGTCGTGGGTCATGGAGCAGGCGCGCCGCGATCGGATTCCGCACGTCCGGCTGGGCCGGTATGTGCGCTTCGACGAGGACGCGCTGCTTGAGTGGGTGGGCCGCCGGCAGCGGGGCCCGGTTACGATGGCGCGGTGAGCGAGCGGCGGTCCTACGGCGCGGGGAGCCTCTCAGCGCGTGTCGACGGGCGTGGGCGTGAGACGTGGTATGGGCGCTGGCACGTCAACGGGCAGCGCGTACAGCGCGCGCTCGGACCCAAGCGCGCGACCGGCAGCCGTGCGGGGTTGACCAAGGCGCAGGCCGAGGCCGAGCTGCGCCGCCAGATCGCGACCGCTCGCCCGACGCGCGCGACCGGCGACCGCGTGACAGTCGCCGAGGCGTCCGCAGCCTACATCGAAGCGGCCGCGCGTCGCGGCCGCAAGCTCTCGACGCGGCAGAACATCGAATCGGAGACGCGCGTGCACTTGGTCCCGTTCTTCGGCGATCGGTCGATCGACTCCGTCACCCGCCAGGACGTGCTCGACCTCGTCACCGTCCTTGAAGGCAAGCGCCTCGCGCCGAAGACGATCCGCAACGTGATCGCCACGCTGAGCGCGCTCTACCGCTTCGCGCTGCATCCCGACCGCCGCTGGGCGACCTCCAACCCGTGCGCAGAGATCGAGCTGCCGGCCGTCGCCGAGCGGACCGAGATTCGCTTCCTCACCGTCGATCAGGTCGGGCTGCTCGTCGCGAACGTGCCAGCGGGCATCTTCCAGGCACTCGACCGGGCGATCTTGCTGTGCGCCGCGATGACCGGGCTGCGCAAGGGCGAACTCGTCGCGCTGCGCTGGCGCGATGTCGACTGGCCCGCGCAGCGCATCCGCGTGCGCCAGAACTTCACCCGCGGCGAGTTCGGCACGCCGAAGTCCCGGCGCTCGACCCGCTCGGTCCCGATGAGCGATGAGCTGGCCGGCGAACTCGACCGGCTGCACCAAGCGTCGCGCTGGCGGGGCGACGCTGAGCTCGTCTTCGCGCACCCGTTGACCGGCGGCGTGCAGCCCAAGGCGAGAATCTCGCTACGCCTCCACGCCGCCCTGACGGCGGCCGGCCTACCCGAGCGACGCTTCCACGACCTGCGCCATACCTTCGGCACGGCGATGGCCGCCGCCGGCGTCCCGCTGCGCACGCTCCAAGAATGGCTCGGCCATCGCGACCTCGCGACCACACAGATCTACAGCGACTACTCGCCGAGCGCCGGAGAGGCCGAGATGGTTGCCCGCGCCTTCTCATCGTCCCGTTCGTCGTCCCATTCTGAGAGCACCGACGATGATCCCAGATGACCGAAAATCTGCAAATACCAGGCTTCATGATCGTACATTCACCCGTACGCCCGGTTCGAGTCCGGGCGTCGGCTTGGGGAAAAGCCCTGGATTTCGAGCTTTTTGTTGGCTCGCCCGGTCCGAGCCGACGGCCTTGGGGTACGAAACGGGTACTTGGGCCGCGCGAGCGGTCTTGATTTGGGCCTCCGCGTCGAGCCGCGCTCCGCCCTTCAGTTCCTCGAAGACGTGGGCGTAGGTGCTGAGTGTC